CCTCGGTCACGACGGTTCCCATCTTGAGGATCAGGCAGCGGTTGAACACCGCATCTGAGTTGTCGCGGGCGGTCGGCAGTTCGTTGGCGGTCAGCAGGACCGGGATATTCAGCCGGACGGGGATGGCGGCTCGGTTCTTGCGCTCGATATCGATTGGCTCGCCGGTGACGACGGTCTTGAACCGCTCGGGGTCGAGGTGGTCACCCTCATTGACGGCATCATCCCGAATCCAAGCGTTGGCACCAATGAAGGTTGCAAGCCCGAACCGCTCGCTGATGTCCTTGACCGCGGGCGAGGCAATGACCCCACCGACCAGGAGCCGTACAACGAGAGCGAGTTCGGTCTTGCCGACGCGCGAGGGGCCAAGAAGCAGCAATGCTCGGCGCTGCTCGCGGTTAAGTAGCCGCGGCGCGAGACATAGGCCGAAAAACTCCTGTAGGAGGCCGATCGATTGCTTGCGTGTAGCCTCGTCCTGATCGGCGAACAGCGAATTGACGAAGCCGGCAAACAGCGGGGCCGCGGCAGTGCGGTCGAAGGCAACCGCAAGTTTGCGGCGCAGGTGATAATCGGGTCGCCAGTCGCCAAGCTTGTGGATGGCGAGATTGAGCGTGCCATTGCTCACGGCGATGTGCTCGGGCGCGCTATCCCAATCAACCGCCCCCCGGTAGAGGTTCGGGTGTTCAGTCAATCGCCGCCAGACGCTATTGAGCAGGCTAAGCTTGGGCGACTGCCCGAGCGCTTGTGCGCCCTCCTGGATCCGCACCTTGAGATGCTGCTCATCGCCGCTGTTGGCGATGCGCCAGACGCCTGATTCATACAGGTGCAGCTCGCCGCCGGTGAGCAGCATCTCATGGCCCTCCTGACGCACGGCCTCGATCACACCATCGGCGATTGCCGTGACCTCATCCGGCCTGACGCTCTTGGTTTTGGCCCTAGTTTTGGCTTGCGGCTTTGTCGCGCCGTCCGCCGCAGGCTCTGTCGGCTCTTCCTCCGCCGCAGGGGCAATTTCGATTACGTCGTCCCGGCGTGCACCGGCCGGGGGCGGTGGGTGTTTTGCGAGCCACGTCTCGCACATCTTGCGAACCGCGCTCTCCTCGCGTCGCCAGTTCCACCTCTCGCCAAACTGGCCAGCAGCAGCGCGTGTGGCATCGAGCAGGGCGGTGACGACCTCCTCAATTGATGTGCCGCGGTTGAGCAGCGCGGCGCTGACGCTAAGCTGCGTGTTGTGGATCGCGCTTTCGCCGGTGCCCTGATAGCGCATAGCGGCAAGACGTTGCTCAACGTCGACTGGGGGCTTGAAGCCAAGGCGTCGTGCCGCTGCAAGAAATGGGTTCTCAAGTTCGACAGGGGAGCCGTCGAGCTCGACTTTGCGTCGGAGGATCGGCGATACCATCGTCAGCCAATCCTCGAGCTCGTGGAGGTCGTAGCGCGGCCCGCCTTCGGTCATGACCGTCACTTCGGCCCACGCGCCGCTCTTGGAATTGTGCGAGCCCGGCAATCGCATCAGGCGCGAGACTTCGCAGACGCTCGGGTCACTGCCGAGATGATCGGCGAGCAAGCGCAGCAACACCTCGACCTCGTCGATGGTTTCCGGGGTGGCGACCAGGCTTTCGCGGAACAGCCAATACCCGTGCAAGCCGCGGCCCGACGCGACGACCGTCGTCGGTAGCAACATCACCTGGCGAAGCTTCCGCTCGACCTCCTCGGGCGTGGCGTCGATTGTTTTGAAGTCGATATCAACGTGCAAGCCGTTCAATTCGGCGATCGTTTCCTTTGCGCGCCGCGTCGCATCGGGCTTGACGGTCCCGACGCAGAAATAAAGTGCTCGATTCCGTCGGTCCCATTTGCGCACGAAAGCATCGATCACGTCCGGCACTCGGGTCATAACGCGGCGCTCACGCGGCTCGTCCGCGGGTGCATCGTTGTTCGGCCGCGACGCTACGTAGACGGGACCTTCGGTCGAGGGGCCGAACATGCCAGCGAGAAAACTGCTCGCGATATTTCCGGCTTCCTCGACCATGGTCGCCTCCATCAGAACGGTATTTCCGGTGTCTTCTTCTTCTTCGCCGCCGCGGCCGCCGGGGCTTTGCTCGGCGTCGCCGCGGCTTGCTTCGGCGTTGTCGGGATGTCTTCTTCGTCGCTCTCGGCATTGTTCTCATCCTCGAGCAGTCGCCGTGCCGCCGCCGCATCGGCCCAATCGACAATTTTGAGGATTGGAAACTTGATCCTGCCGTATGATCGATTGCTGTGCTGATAGGAGCCAACGTCGAGCTCGATGACCGGATACTTATCCGGTTGCTGGCGCATCACCTTGCCGTACACCTTGCACAGCTCGCCGATGGCGTTGAGCCCGCCACGCGATGAGGTAGTGAAGGTGAAAACCTTGCCGCCCTTGACCGCGACGAGGACCAGGTAGTTGGAAAATTGCCAAGGATCGCGCGGGTGTCCTTCCTCGTCGGTCTCCCACTGCGTCTTATCGAGGTCGCCGAGGTCGGCACGGCGCGGGGGCTGGAAGCCTTCGCCGACTGCGCCCATAATTTGCTCCGCTGGACGATTATCCTGCCATTTGAGCCAGCCGACATTGAGCGTATCCATGACGGCATAGAGTCTCGTTCCGGTTGGGATTTCGTCGCTGTACGGCCCGGCGATGTAATCGCCCTTCGTGAACTTCAGCAGCTCGCCTACGGTCGTTCGCGTCGCGACCGCGTTGCCGTAGGCTTCCCAGGGATTTGTTTCGGGTGTCTGAAGGTCGTTTGTCATTCTCCTACTCCTTGCTTGAGGTCAGACCGCCGCAGGATGCGGCGGGCTGGATCAAGACCGCGAGGCGATCCCCCGGGTCGCCCGCAGTCTCGAACTTGGTGACGTTGATACCGGCGGCAGTCGCGGCCGCGCTCAGCGCCTTAACGTCAATTCCCGATCGGCCCTTCACCGGTGACCAGGTCACGGTGAAATCGTCGCCGACGACGCGACGCAGCTGCTTGGCGCGCAGCCGTTCCTTAATCTCGTATTGACTTGCGCGCAGTCGCGCCTCGGCGGCATCGACTTCGGCCTGGCGCACCTTGTAAGCGACGGCAAGCTCGCGCATCTCGGCGACGAATTGCGGGTCGACGCAATCGCTGCCGTTAGCCGCGACGGTGCGTCGCTCGATGCCGCAAGCTTTGGTGAATGGGCAATACGCGCATTCTTTGCCGCCCGCGATCCAACCTTCGGGCTTGAGCTCGTCGGCCCGCGTCGCCGTCATAATTTGGGCCGCGCGCGCCTTAGCGTTGGCGTAGATCTGCGGCTCGAACTGGACCGGAAATTCTTTAACGTCGTCGATGAAGGAGGCATTCACATACGAAATCACGGCCCACTGGGGTCTGTGTTTTGTGAGTTCTCGCAATAGCCCTAGCTGCGTGATCGTCTGATAAACGTGTTCGGGTTTTGCCTCTCCGAGTCGGGCACGTGGATCGACCGACTTGCATTCGAGGACAATGCTGCCGTCGCCCCCGATGTCAGGCACCCCGAGATGCGAGAGCGCGTCGTGCGGTGCGTCGATCAGCAATGCATCAGGTGTGGCCCCGAGGAAGGCGCTAGTAAACATGCGCTGATCATCGCCGGCGTAAAGCAGCTTTGAGCCAAAGCGCGCGCGCAAAGCTGGGGTCCAGAAGTGTTCCTCGACCAGCTTGCCCCGGAGGGTTGCGCCCCAAGTTTCTGCGAATCCCTCGTCCGCTGCGATGTGGTAGAGGGGGTCGTCAGAGTTCTTCGCAAAAAAGACCTTCCTGGCACACTGGCCGATCTCGCTTGCGCCGACGGTGCTATTACGATCGTCGAAGACGCGCGCGGTTGCGGTTGCAAATTGAAAGAGGGCTTCGCGGATCATGCGAGGATCCCCCGCACGATCCGAAAGGCAGTTGGCGGCTCACCTGGGAGCCCATCATCGATTGGCGGCAGCCCGTTCTTCTCGCGCAGGCACGTGATTGCCTGATTGATAAGGCGCAGGGCGAGGAAGCGCGTCTCGCCGTCGACGACGCGCCAGTCTTCAGCGCGCACGTATTCGGCCAGGGCGGCCCCGCTCTCGAACGACATCGCATCGAGGAACGCCACGAGGCGGCGGATGGCCTCGCCGTGCGGTCCGGCCAGCGCGGCGTCGAGCTCGGCGCGGCGGTGGTGCTTCCACCAGCGGAGGAGATCGTCGCGCTCGGCGAGCGCTCGTTCCGCCGCAGTCTTGCGCGCGGCGCGCTTCTCGACGGCGCGTATGCGCGCTTTGCGCGGCGCGACCATCTGCTTTTCACTGAGCCGGAGGAAGGGATTATTCACAACGCGCTCTCCGCAATCAGATCAAGCGCGACGCCGAGCGGCCCCAATGCACGCCCTTGCGCGTCGCGGCAAAGCGCCCTGCGAACGACTTCGATATCGGCGCCGAATTGCAGGGCGATGCTGCACGCGATGGCGCTGTCGCGAGCATTGGTGTCGGCAGCTGAGTTCGCTCGATGATTGCCGAGAAAAATTTCTCCGACCCCCATGGCAAATCGGCCAATGCTCGCGACGTAGTGCAGCCCGT